TAACATTTCCTGATAACCTACAGATTCAATACGTACTTTTACAGGTTTGTATAATTTAAAATACTCTATGATGCTTTCTGCTAAATTCATAGGGGTTGCTCTTTTGCGGTAGTATTCTAGAACATACCTGTTGTTTTTATTATCAACTGCTATAGGCATGATAACACTATAGTCAGCTGTCTTGCGTATTGAGGATGCAGGGTCAACCCCCATAAAGACGTTTACTGGTATTTTTTTACTACCAGTAGCTAGATAGTGTTGATTGTCACTATCTATTTCTAATTTATAATTATGATATTGTATATACTCTTCTTTGAACAGCTGGTCTTCATCGCCAACTATCTTACATAGATATTCTCTATAAAATACACTTACTCTTGCTATGGACTCTAATTCTTCTTTCTTTTGTTTTAATTTTTTTATAGGTTGCCACTCTTCCCATAATGCTACTTCATTATCCATGTCTGGACTAAAATGCATATTAATCCAGCCTTTCATCTGCTTTAGTATTTCTACCATGCAGCGTTGATGCTGCGGTGTACCAATAACTATTATTCTGCCTTTAGTGGGATCTAGTGAAGGAACTGCTGATTGCAATAACCATCTAAGGTTTTGCTCCATAGCTTCTGCAGTTTTAGTATTGTTTTCATCTTCTGGGTCATCTACAATAATTAACGTAGGTCTTTGACTACCTACTTTAATACCTCTAAGCTGTTGACCTGTGCCTTTACATATAATCATAGAACCATCTTTTAATTCTATTTCTGATTTTGCCCATTGTTTAGCACTATGTTGACCCCAGTATCCATATATAGCTCTAAACGTTTCGCTATAATCAAGAACGTCTTTTATTGTACCTAATAATTTTATAGCATGGTCTTGGGTTCTAGATACTAAGACTATTAATTTATTCCCCTCGTGATGCATAAGGTGGTATAAAGGGTAGACACCACCCACAATGGAGGATTTTGCATGACCACGAGGGGCAATGATGTTTACTTGTTTGGAGGCATTATCAAGTAAAGCATCAGCAATTTTATAATGAAAATTTGGTGAAGGAACTGTAAACATATTTGGCATTATAATCTTACCAAACATTATCATGTTCTGTTTTAGTTTGTTTACTACTAGTTTTTTATCTTCTGCCACGCTTTTTTTTCTTTGGTTTAGGGCATGTTGTTATGTTATGTATTTTAGTTTCTTCATAATTACCTGTTTTTAAACCACAATGTTTATGATTACCACAATCTGTGGCAAATGCACATTCTTTATCTATAATAGGACAATGTGCAAACATTAATACATATCATCATTCCACAATATGCCATAGGTTTCCATTTCTTTCAATGCATCAATAGCTACAGAAGAAAGAAACTCTGAATCACTAGTAGGCATAGCAGAAATAACATGCAACGCTCTAACAGCTACATCTAGCTGGTCTTCCATGATGTTAGCATTAATATGCTCATATTCATCAGGACTCTTTGGTACGCTCATTTGTTTCTTCTTTCCTTTGTAATGTTAGTTTATTTTCCTCCATCGCTATAGTATCAGCTATTTGTTTAGTAACATCTATCTGTACTGTGTCTGTTAATACCTTTTTACTAGGTTTCATTTCTAGTAAATCCATTATTGCATCGTTTGCTTTAAGAAAATTGTTAACATCACCTTTACCTTCTGCCATATGTAACGCTCTAAGTAGGTTATCTAATGCAAATTCTTTGTTAATACTCTTTTCAGCCAATAATTCCTTTAATTTTTGCTCTACCATGTCTTTTGATACCTTTTGTTTTAAAAATCTTCGTACTGTTGCCGCAGGGATCTTCTGGTCTGGTCTATATATCTGACCAAGTTTGTCAAAATCTACCTTATCTCCAGATAACAGCATGTTAGCATATGTATTTATTGTATTTTTTGCTCTTGTAGTGTTTATTTCTTGTTCTTTCCAATCTTTTGCAGGATTTGTCTTAGAATAACACTCATATGCATGATTTAACTCAAATTTTATTGTAGAAAACGAACTTCCCCATCCAACACCACATGTTAGTTTAATAAATGTTTTAGTATTGCCATTTTTATCTGTATAATCTTTTCTAGATACACATTCACTAACATAATCGTCATCTGTAAGACCCCAGTCTCCAGTATTACATTCTTTCCAGTATAAATATTTTATATTTCTATCATCTGCTTCTTGTTTTGTGTAAACAGGGTATTTTGCAGTTTTTCTATTAATTCTTCGTTTTATTTTTATCATGTTTTCCTAGTAACTGTTACTAAATAGTAACTGTTACTATATAAGTAACTTATATATAATATACTATATACTTTAATCCATACTCTTATCAGATTTATCGTCTAAACCATGTTTTTGTTCAATAATACGAGTAATTATTTTGTATTCTGCTTCTAATTCTTCTGCAGATAGGTTAACTCTATCTAAAATTCGTTGATATTCTGCATCAGTCATTGATGATTCTTCCCATTCGCCTGTTGCAATGTTAAATACTTCGTAAATTCGCTTTTTATCAGTCATCTCTTTTTAATTTAAAGTAAAACTTTATGCTATTTCAACTCTGATTTAGGTATATATGTTCCAAATACTCTTTTGCTGCTAGAACAAGAATGGGAGTGAGAGGTATATTACGTTACCGCCCCCTACGTTAGTTGGGGTGTATGGGGTAGATTTGGTTGAGTTCAAACATCGTGTTAGGTGTTGCTTACGCAACCCGTTACTTCAACTCAAGATCTTCTCCCACCCTGACGTACAGCTCACGACCCCCAAAGCTTACGCTTTGCCGCAGTCGTAGAGGTACTTGTTACCACACATGTATGTGTCTCCCCCTATATACTATAATCCTTACACATAGACAGAGTACTTATAGTCATTTACGAATAACCTAACATCTCGTTGAAAACTTTCTCATATGTTACAGGACTTCTTTATCTGTGATATATTCATTAACATAGGAGAATAAACACATGAATAAATATATTAAAAACACAGGTTATTTCTTTGTAGGTCTTAATGTTATTGTAGCCTGCAAAGTAAAAGATGTGGTTGAAAATTGCATTGACATTGGTCAGCGTGCAATGTGCGAAGAGCCATTGCATTCACATCATGATGGATGTCCAGAATGTGACATGCCAGTCTAAACCTTTGGGGGATGTTTATTATGCATCCCCCTTTCTTATCTTTGAATTAATAAACCAACGGAGGTATAATTATGTTAGAGTTATTTGTAATCGTATTATTTGGCTATATTGCTTTGAATCTATTGTATGTAATATATGTACTTATAGATAGAATCAGTAAAATATATCAAATGAAAGAGTCTCTTGAGTTTGATGTAGAGCGTATGGAAGAGCAACCATATGGCAGTCATCATCCTGTCACAGGTAAATGGTATGACCATTATGAAAGGAATGTGTATCCACATATGTTAGCTCAAGCAAAGCTTGCTTGTAATGAGTTCGATGAAATATTTCAATCATTTCCTTTCAAGTATTTTGTAAAGTAATCTTTTTTATTTCTGAATCAAATGGAGGTAATCATGATAGTATGTATTAGCGAACGGAGCTTGTATTATAAATTTCAAGATTTAAACTCAGGCTCCGTTGAGTTAGTGAATAGAGAGCAGTTCGATACCAAAGAACTTGCTCGTGATGAGGCAACTCATAGATTTGCACAGAATAGTGCTATACAATCTGTAGAGTTCACTCAATAAACCAAAATCCCCCTCGTAAAAACTCTCCTAATGGAGTTGAGGGGGTAAACTTTCTTAAATAACAACGGAGTATAATAATGCAAAAAGATAAACGTATCAAAGAGCTTGAGCATAGATGTAATCAATACAGCAGACTATGCGCACAGCATGTAAAAAACTTGCAAAAGAAAAATGATGAAATCTGGGATTTAAAAGCCAAATTAAAAGAGGCTGAATCATTCAATAAAATGCAAGATTAGTTACTGTATTTTTTATCTATAGCTTATACATAATGTATAGGTGTAAACGTCTAAAGTTAGGAGATAACATAATGACTGAATTACATAAAGTACTATCAGAGTACAAAAAGCAAATAGAGGATATAACTAAAGCACGAAATGAAAAGCGTGCTAATAATCCTGTATGGTTTAATCGTAGCAAACAGGTAGACGGAGTCTGGACTGATAACCCTATTGCCATAGATAAAATTACTGAATCTATGGATGACGGTTATATAGTTAACATGTTTATCAAAGATGTAGAAGACAAAGATAGTGTTCTTACTACGACTTTGGCAGATTTGTTGAAAGACAAATTGATGTTGGCTTTGGGTACAGAGAGAGAGTGCAAAAATAACACATTGCGCTACATGGTGGTCAGTACTGAAGAGTAATCATCTGTCGTGTTAATAGTAAATGTGGTGTCTGTAAAAGGATACCACATTTACTAAAAAAGATGTGCTTCGCTCAATATTATAATTCGCCAAAAAGCTCATAACGCTCACCACCATAACCTACAACTGCAATGTCACATGAACAAGCTAGTAATATTTACTGCCTTTTTTATTTGTGATGTATCTGGTTTGGTAATTAATAGTTAGTAATGTCGTAAGGAGATCCTCTGAAATGTACAGACACGAGTGAACACTATACCCAGTAATACATCATGCTACTGCAAGCTCTCATGAATTAGTAGTTGTCATGCCTGTCTTAGTACTACAATCTGTATAAGTCAAGATGAGACAGCAGAGTCATTAGACACCCTAGTCATCAACTTGGGTTAGTGTAATTAACTAACCAGTCAGGTAGCAGCACAATGAGGTAAAGCCATCAGTTTAATTAACAGGAGGTTTTACCTTGTTGTGTAATTTCGTTGAAAAAATCTTTACATATCTCCTGCGACTATGTGGATTCATTGAAATTATTCAACACATAGCGTATACAGTTAAGATTAAATGTAAAGTTAGAGAACAATGGTAGGTTATTGCTGTAATAAGGATATCGCCCTACATACTGTTACTCGAACAAGGTTTGCTCTGTACCTTGACATCAAAACAGAGCAAAACGTTATAACAGACACTAGGATGGATAAGAGCAGGGAAGAGATTGCTAACTTTCGTAAACATGGATATTACGCTCACCATGAACATCCTAGAAGATATAAGAGCCTATGCACATTAACATTCGTTAACGTCATGACATTAGCCACGATGGAAAGACTATATTCCTTTTTGGTAAATTGTGTATAGTTTAGTACACGACACGAAGAATCTACCACGAGTTTGCAACGGTGTGGCAGTAGAAGAAGTGTTAGGGTTGTGTATAGGCTCTAAAAATTTAAACAAAGGAGAAACAAATGATAAAACTAAAATCAAAAGACAGAATAATATCTATGCTTGTAGATTTATTATCTGATAGTGATAACATTGGTGATATGTCAGTAGAAGGATGGATAAACGCATTAAAATGGGTATTATCTATGGACGATACTGAAGAACTAAGTGAGGCATACAATGCAGAGACTAGTAGTTAAACAACGAGTAACAACTTCATCATTAATGGAATTAAAACCAATAGATTATGAACGTAGTGCATATGATTGGATTGATTTAGGTATAGTATGTAATGGTTTAAGAAATGATGAAGGTATAGTACTTGTACAAATGAAAATAGGTTTATTAAAAAACTTAGGTGCAAAAGTAAAAGACTATCCAAATGAAATTGTAGATGTAATAGAAAAATACTATGGAGCAGAACATGGTATTAGACATCAAACGCCACATCTTGTTGAATCAGTATTGTGGCGTAAACCAAACAATTTAAAAAAACTAATTAAAAAACATAAAGGAAAGGACATGAGAACAAAATGGTAATAACAGAACAACGTTTTGAAGAGCTATGTACTCAACATGGTGGTAATCCTGAAGACTACAAACGTTTTGACAACTTAGGTGTTTGGATGTTTGAAGATGGCATGATTATACATCAACCAGAACAAAACTGATAGGAATAATCTTATATATTAATTAAATTCTAACAGAGATAGGAAGAACTATTCTTTAGTGTTATCTTCCTTCTTGAGCAAAAACGGTTTTTCCTATCTCTAAAATATAAAAATGGAGGTAATTATGAGATGTATGATACATCCAGACATCAAACCACAGATGACTGAAACTAGTTATGTAGAAATAGATAAGCATACTGATGAGTATGTAACTAGAAGTCATGATGTAGTTTATTGTCCACAATGCTTTGAAGAAGCAGCAGAAGAAGGTAAAACTATGCAGATGCAGATGCAACCTGCACCTATCAGATATACCTTAACTAAAGATGAGGTTAAAACAATCAAAATAGAAAACCAACTAAAAGATCTAGAGAATAATCATATAGATAGATGGTTGGAAGGAGGAGAATGGAAATGAGTAAAATGACATTGATTGGTCAGTTTAGTAGAACACTAGGTTATCTTGCTTTTGGTCTTAACAATGTATTGAGATTTGTTGGAACAGCAACTAGTAAAGTATCAAATGTAGTAAATAGTAAACAACGTTACGACATTGAAATACTTGTAGATGGTGCAACAACAATAACACACAATAACCAAACTGAAACACAATTGCGTAATTGTCTTGAAGGTATGGATAGATTTGGTGTTACAGAAGTCATTATAAAACAACATGTTAAAGAACAACAAAAGGAGAAAGAAAATGACAACTAAAGAGTTACTACAAGATATACAAGAGTTTCTTGACCAACTTGGTACAGCTAAACCATTGTATGTAAACAAAGCTAAAGAGTTATCAAAAGCTATTGATTATCACATGGGAGTTTTAGACAATGTATCTGAAACTAAATAACGATAATAGATTGCAGTTTGGGGTGTTGTTAACATTAGACGAAGTTGATACTATCATACTTGGTTTAAATGAATTAGCAACACCAGAAGCTGACAAACTACAAACAGAGCTGATACATTTAAAAGCTAAAGCTAAAATCAAAGGGAAACAAACTTATGGAGAAACAAAAAGATTGTGAACATAAAAACAGAGAGTATATACCTGCAGAAATTGACAATTATGTAATTGAAAATTTAATCTGTTTAGATTGTCACAGTAACTTATCACTAGAAAGGGAGGACATATGAGTCCAGCATTTATAGATAATATGATGTACGTTGGAGATACACCTTGGCACAAACAGGGTGTAAGAGTAGACGATGCTCCAACAATAGAAGAGGCATTGCATCATGCAAAGCTTAACTGGGAAGTAATAAAAGAACCTACTTATATATATCCTAACAATGGATATGGAGGTAAAAAAACAGGTCACTATGTAACTTTACGAGAAGACACTCATCAGATACTGGGTAATGTATCTGGTAAATATGGTATCTTACAAAATCGTGAAGCATTTGAACCATTTG